AACTTACAACATTCAGTTCTCTGCGCAAATTGAAACATCAGCAGGAGCAGATACTGTTTACTTATGGTTTAAGAAAAACGGAAATAATATTTCTGAATCTGCAAGTAAAGCAGTATTAGCAAACAATACTGCACAAATTATGACTGTAAACATTTTAGATGAAGCAGTAGCAAATGATTACTATGAGTTAGCATACCAAACAACAAACGGAAACGCTAGAGTATTATATGAGGCTGCAAGTGGAAACATACCTGCAATACCATCAGTAATACTGACAGTAACGCAAATAAGATAATAAAAAAATTACAACTTTTGAAACTGAAGTTGTTATATATTATATAATTTAGAAAAAATAAAATTATGAACGCAAAAAAAGTATTAAGTAAGATATTAACCCTTTTATCAACTGATGAAGTTAATTTAACTTACGCAAAATTGAAAGACGGTACAATCGTAGAATCAGCTACATTCGATGTAGGTGAAGATTTGTTCGTAGTATCTGAAGATGGTACTAAAACTCCAGCACCAGATGGTGAGCATGAGTTATCTTTAAAAGATTCTGAAGGAAACGAAGTTCTTATCAAAGTTATCACTAAAGATGGTAAGATTGAAGAAAGAGAAAACGTTGAATTAGAAACTGTAAAAACTGAAGATATCCCTCAAGCATCAGGCGATAAGGAGAAAGCTAACGAAGTAAAAGACCAATCAGGTCAAGTTAAATCTGGCACTTTGATGGCAGAAGAAACTGAAGAAGTTGAAACTATCCCACAAGATGATGAAGCTCCAATGAAAGAAGAAGAAGATGGTGAAGAGAAATCAATCGAAATCGAATTTGGCGATATGAAAAAGAAAATCGAAGAGATGGCTTATCGTATCGAAGAGATGGAGAAGAAGATGATGGAAATGGAGAAAGTAAAAGAGGAAGTAGTAGACAAAGAAGCTGATATCAAAGAAGAAGATGACATTGAAGAAATGGAACTTCCTAAATTAGATGGAGCACCAATTGAAGAAGGTGTTAAGTTCTCAGCAGAAAAATCAAAATCTTATGGTAAGAAAGTGACTAACACACAATCATCTTTCTTATCTAAACTTTATAAGTAAAAATATTTTAAGTCATTTAAAAACAAAGTAAAAATGAAAGCAAGACAAAATTTTCAATTACCTACTATCACCACAACTTACGCTGGTGAAGCAGCAAGTGGGTATATTGCTGCGGCGTTATTGTCCGCAAGAACTTTGGATAACAAATTAGTAACTATCATGCCAAACGTGAAGTTCAAATCTGTAATCCAAAAATTAGACGTATCTGGTATCGTACAAGATGCTAGTTGTGATTTCGTAACTTCAGGTAGCGTTGCAATCTCTGAAAGAATTTTACAACCAAAAGAATTACAAGTTAACTTACAATTGTGCAAGCAAGAGTTTGTTGATTCTTGGGAAGCTTTACAATTAGGATTCTCTGCATTCGATGAAATTCCAAAGAACTTCAACGATTTCTTAGTATCTTATGTAGGTGGTAAAGTAGCAGAAGCAACTGAAACAGCAATTTGGCAAGGTACATCAGCGAATGGTTCATTCCCTGGTTTCCAAACAGCTTTATCTGCTTCAATCGCAGCAGGTGGTGCAGGTGCAGTATTAGCAGCAAGAAGTGGTTCAACTATCATCTCTGGTAGCATCACTTCAGCAAACGTATTATCAGTAATGAACTCTGTATTAGATACAGTTCCAGCAACTGTATATGGTAAAGAAGATTTATTATTCTATGTACCAACTAACGTAGCAAAAGCTTACCAACAAGCATTAGCAGGTGGTGCTATCGGTGCAAACGGATGGAACAACTCAATGAACGTTGGTGAAAAACCATTCAACTTCAATGGTGTTGAAATCGTATTATGTCCAGGTATGAGTGATTCTAAAATCGTAGCAGCTCAAAAATCAAACTTATTCTTCGGAACAGGTTTACTTTCTGACTACAACGAAGTTAGAGTATTAGACATGGCAAACATCGATGGTTCTCAAAACTATCGTGTGATTATGAGATATACTGCAGGTACTCAATTTGGTATCGGTCAGGATATCGTTTACTATGGTGCATACTAATAGTAACTAACTAACTAAAAAATAAATGGTGGGGGCTAAAATCCCCACCAAATTATAAAAATTTAAAACACAACAGATATGGCTTGTTTATTAACACAAGGACGTCAGGAAGTATGTAAGGAATCAGTAGGTGGACTTTCAGGAGTTTACTTTATTAACTACACTACTGGCTCCTTCACAAAGAATGGAGCGGGACAAGTAACCGCTTTACCTTCAGGTTCGACTGTATATTACTATGAACTTAAAGGAAACAGCTCATATACTGAAACTGTAAATACATCTCGTGATAATGGTACAACTTTCTTCTCACAAGAATTAGTTCTTAATTTGAAGAAATTAACAAACGAAATGACTACTCAATTAAAGCTTATGGCTTATGGTAGACCTCAAATCGTTGTTTGGACTATGAATGGAGATGCATTGTTGGTTGGTGAAAGAGAAGGTGCAGATGTAACTGCAGGTACAATCCAAACGGGTGGAGCAATGGGCGATTTATACGGCTATAGCGTAACTTTCACCGGACAAGAGCAATTACCAGCAGCATTCTTATCAGGAAGTACTACTACTAGTCCATTCGCTGGATTAAGTGCACAACCAACGATAGTTTTTAACTAATTCAGTATAAGCTAGAAAAATATTAAGCAGATTATCATTTATTTGGTAATCTGCTTTTTTTTGCGTATATTTGTGCTATGTACATATTATATCATATACCTAAAAGAAAAGAATGGGGATGCACTAAACACCTCAAAAAAAGAGTTAAAACTTTAGGATATGAATTATCAGATATAGTTGAAACAATTCTAATATCAGATTTAAATACAGCCGCTGATATGGAAAGGGAGTTAAATATTAAGTATGGGTATGGTTGGAGTGAAAGACATGATTATAGAATAATAACTAAGCTAGCTAAACCATTTACGAAAGAGCAACAATCTAAAGGTGGAAAAATACAATCATCTAAAATTTTAACATGTCCACATTGTTCAAAATCAGGAAAAGGTATGATAATGGGTAGATGGCATTTTGATAATTGTAAATCAAAGCTATCTTAACTATTTATACTTCCGTAGTTGTTATTTATAGATAACGACAAGATAAATACGAGATAATGCTGGCATATTTTATATCACAAAGCAACCAATATGTGTTTAGAACACAACCTACTGCTAGTGCAGTATTTACAATGAGTTTGCAAGATATGACAACTCAAAGAAATTTCACTGCATCACTTAGCGGATTAACATTTGAAGGATATGAATCTTATGTTTCATTTTCTATGGATATATCAGGCGCTTCAGTTGGTGAAGAATATAGAGCAACACTAATTAATAGTGGCTCATTAGAACCAATATGGAACGGCTCTATTCAGGTATACGCTTCTCAAAGCACTGATAAGAGCGTTTACGAAAATCAAAATAGACAATATATTTCTCATCAATCGGAGAATCGATATATAATAATGGATTAATATGAAAGAAAAACAAAAATTTTCAGTAGTAAACGTAAACACAAACCAACTTCCCGTAATTCAGGAAGATACAAAGACCCGATATAGTTGGGTGCCGTTTGGTGTTTATGGACACGATGATTTCTTTGATGCAGTAACAGCCGCTTACAATCACTCTACAACTAATGCAGCATCTATTGAAGGTATTGCAGATTTAATATTTGGTAAGGGTATATACTCTAAGAAAGAAGAGTTCAATAATACTTTAGCTAAAATCCTTCCGCAAGAGGAATTAAAGAGAGTAGCATTTGATTTTAAATTGTTTGGTAATGCTGCATTCCAAGTATATTGGAACGATGAGCATACTAAGATAATTAAAATGTATCACGTGCCAGTACAAACACTTCGTGCTGAAAAACTTTATGGTTCTCCGAGAATCGATAATTACTATTATTGTACTGATTGGAATGACCAAAGAAAAGTAAAAGATAAAAAGAAGATTCCAGCGTTTGAAACATCAAATGAGAAGATGGAGATTCTTTATATTAAGCACTATTGTCCAGGTTTGTATTACTACGCATTACCTGATTATGTATCATCTCTACAATTCAGCATAAGTGAAGCTGAATTAAGTAATTTGCATTTAAGCAATATTACAAATGGTTTCTTACCAATGGTTATGGTAAATTTTAACAATGGAGTACCTGCACCGGAAGAAAGACAAACTATTGAGGATTTATTACAGGCTAAGTTTACAGGCACAAATAATGCTGGTAGATTTATGTTATCATTTAATGATGATGTCACTACAAAACCAACCGTTGATACAATTAGTATCGATAATCTTCACGAAAAGTTCCAATATGTTGCGGAATATGCGCAAGACAGAATCTTAGTATCGCATAGAGTAACATCACCATTATTATTTGGTATCCGTACTGCTAATAATGGATTTAGTTCACAATCAGAGGAAATGAAAACCGCATTTAGTATCTTACAAACGATGACTATCATGCCATTCCAAAATGTATTGTTAAATGCTATTGACTATGCATTGACAATGGGAGGATACCCTGATACTGAATTATACTTTGAACAATTAACACCATTAGTAATCCTTTCAACAACTGCTGAAGAAACTGATAAGACTGTAGCTGAAGTAGAAGATGAAGTAAACGATTCAATGGAAAATCCTGCGACTGTTGAGGATGAGCCCGTAGATACAAACGAAGATGTTGCTATTACCGAAATGAGCAAAGATGATGATATTAACTTTATCAGAACAGTAGGTACACAATCAGCATTTTTTGAAAGAGAATTTAAATAATAAAACATATGGCGTACGCACTTTTTATAACAAGAAACGATATAATCAAAAATAGTCCACTACAAGGTGCGATAGATGCAGATGCTCTATTACCATTTTGTAGAACTGCGCAAGATAAATACTTAAAGAATCTTTTAGGTACTGTTTTGTTTGAGTTTTTACAAGCACGAATAGAAGCAGGTACATTCAATGCGTTGGATGCATACTATCAGGACTTAATGGATGACCATATCAAATATACCTTATTGTGGTATGCTTGTGTTGAGTACATACCATTCAGCTCTGTACAATTCAAATCTAATGGAGCTGTTAAACAACAAAGTGAGCAAGGTATAGCTCCATCTAAAGGTGAGATAGATTACCTTTTACAAAAAGCACAAAATAACGCTGATTATTACGCATTAAGATTACAAAACTATTTAATAGCATACTCAAACAATATTCCGCAGTATTTACAAAGTGTTGGAAATCAAACGCAGATATATCCTGACCAAAGCAATCAGTACTATTGCGGCGTCCAACTTTAATTTATAAAATATGGCTAATCAACAAATTGTACATAATACAGGCGTAAACTACTCTCTTTATTATAATGTCCTAAATTATTTTAAGACAATAATGAAGAACCATCCATCGATTCAATCCGTTACCTATGGTGATATTGATTCGATTGATGATAAACAATATCCTGAATATCCTTTAGGTAATGTGTTAATAACTGATAGTAGATTTGAAACATCAACAACTACTTTTACAGTTCAATTAACTATTGCTGATAAGCAGAAACTATTAAACAATGAATCATCAGGTAGCACAAACGCTCAGACTATTCCGTTCTACGGAGTGGATGACATGGTTGATATTCATGCTAACACACTTGCAGTACTAAACGATTTAACGGCATACACACAGAGGGGGGTGCAGGGATTTGAAGTAAACGGAGATATTGTTTGTACACCTTTCTCCGATAGGTTCAATAATGGACTCGCGGGGTGGGTAGCCAACTTTGAGTTAACTACTCACAACGATAAAAATCGTTGTCTTTTTTTTTTAGTTAACCCTTCTGGAAGTGGCTATATAATTGAAGAGTGTGATACGGGCGAAAGATATAAGGCAGTATTAAGTGAGAGTGGTAGTATAGGTCAGGTCTTTATGAGTAAATACATATTAGACTCGAGAAGAGACATCACTACCTACTACGACTACAATTGTTATACTATTGTAGATACATTTAGTGGTGAGAACGATTTTGATTTTGTGAATTTACCAATACTTGCTTTACCTTATGTTGATTTTGGAACGTGTGAGTATTGTAGTTTATGGGCTAATCCACAAATTTGGTCTACAACACCTCAAAACTGGTCATCCGGTTCTGCGGTAGCATATAGAATGTGGCAATACGATTAAAAGATAAAATAAAATAAAATGGGAAGTTTAAGTAACTTATATATTTCACAATCATACCAAAGTTTAATACATTTAGGTAATGATTCAACTGCATCTACATCACTTGTTGAATTGCAAGATGGATTAGGTAATGATTTAGGTATTGCTGTAAATACAAGGGGTGATTTAAGATTAGATGGAACTTTAAGTGTACAAAATTTAACAGTAACGGGAGCAGTTGCTATCGATACTTATTTTTCTGCATCTACTCCACCATATACAAATTCAACACAACCATTCTTTACTGATACAGTATATGTGACCGGTAGTTATGCAACAGGCAGTTATCCACCATCAATTGCAGATGTAAAAGTTGGTTGGATATGTAATGGTATTAATGTTACTAATGGTATAGTAACCGCAGTATCTCAATCTGCATCTGGCTACTACATTACAATGGCTGGTCAATTCCCACAAATTTCCCAACAATATACATTTACAGGCGGTATAAGTGCACCTGTTCAAATTGATGGTGATTTAGAAATTTCTGAAAACTTAATTGTTTCAGGTACATTCGATATTGAAGGTAAGGTAGTTGTAAACGATAATGTAAGAATTAATGGTAATTTAGAAGTAAGTGGAAGCCAAAGAAATACAGGCTCTTTATTTGTTTCTAATGCAATAAGCTCATCAACTATAACAGGTATAGGTAATGTAACTTCTTTCTCACAATCTTTGTTTGCTGAATTTACTAATATTGAAAACTATACATCTTCATTAAGAGCAGCATTTACTGCAAGTGGAGTTAATACTATATTCACAAATGATATTACTGCTTCTAACATTGAAGTAAGAAATAATTTAAATGTGGTTGGTACTTTAACCGCAAATAAGGTTGTAACACTAATCGAATCATCATCGATTATTTACTCATCAGGGAGCAATATATTAGGAGATGAGGTTTCAGATACACAAACCCTCATCGGTTTAGTAATAATGTCAGGAAGCGCTTCTTTGACAGGTTCTATGGGTATATCTAATAACTTAAATGTAATTGGAAATATTTCTTCATCTACAATTAGTGGAATTGGTAATGTAACTACATATTCTCAATCAGTAGATGCTCGTTTAGATATAGTAGAAGCTACTGCATCTTTATATGTTCCATTCAGCACATCAGTAGATAGTAGATTAGATGCGGTAGAAGCAACATCATCTTATTTAAACACAACATTCTCACAAAGTGTAGATTTTCGTTTAGATGAATTAGAGAATTGGAGTTCTTCATTACAAACTAACTTTGTAACTCAAGCTGAACTAAATGCAGCGACTGCAAGTTTAATAAATCAGATAGATACTAAGCTTAATACATCTTCTTTTAACGCATATACACAATCTACAAATACCAATATAACTAACCTATCTGCATCAACTGCATTAGTAGATGCAGCACAAGAAGCTAGAATAAACGGATTAGCATCGCTTACGGGCTCATACGCAACGACTGGTTCTAATACATTTATAGGTAATCAAACCATAACAGGAAGTTTAATACTTTCTTCATCAGCGGCAGTTGAATTGGGTGTAATTGGTAATTCAATATATTCGGGTTCGGTTAGAGGTAATGTAATAAATTTATCTATTTCATCTAATACTGCAAGTATGGATTTATCTTTAGGTAACTTTTTTAACATCACTTTAAATGCAGCTAATCCATGTAGAATTGAACCAATAAATATTCAACCAGGCCAAACTACTACTTTAAGAGTAAGACAGCCGGCAGGTGGAACTGGTACTGTACAATTTCCATCAAATGTAGATTATCCAAATGGGTTTCAATATAGTGCAACACCGCAAGCAAACGCAGTTGATATTTTGACTTTCTTATCATTTGATAGTTCGAGTTTATATTATAGTAAAGCAAATCAATTTATATAATAGATGTATATACCTTCTTTATTTACAACAAATCCAAATGGATGTCCTGCAGGATTTAATGCCTATAAAATGGGTAATTTTGGCACAACTAACTTAAATAGTGGTGCCAGAGGAAGAATTACTGTGAATATAAATCAATTCACAGGTGATGTTGTAGGTGAAAATTATCAAGGTATTGGAACATACACATCCAATCTAGTATTAAATAATGGTGGTAGTGTAAGCAGAGATGGAATACAACCTCCATCTGGTATATCTAATCCTTTATTACCATTTTGGGGTAGCACTGGTCAAAACCAAACTATTAATTATTTTATAACATCTTCAAATGGTGAACAACTGTATTATTGCTATGATTGTACAAAAAAATATAGATGGACTATTGGCTCTAATGCATGTCAAGTTGCACCTTGGCAACAATTTGCAAATCCACTTACATTAGCTGTTTTAACAACTCCTACTAGTTCTATAACAAGTGATGGAGCTTATACCAAAGTTACTTTTAATTTTTGTACAGGTACTACGGGAACTATTGAAGGATATGGTCCTATTTGGGAAAGACAAGCAGGTGGAAATAATGATGCTGGATATTATGTAGTAAGTAGAGAAGATATTACGCCAACAAAATATACTCTTCAGAATTGTTTAACAGGTGTAACAGCAAGTGTTTTATTATCAGGAAGCGCAACTTTAACAAATAATACTGTTATTACAGCATTTGGAGCTGGTCTAACAGGAAGTTGTTGGACTGTACTTAATACATTTAAAAATGATTTAATTACTCCTACATATACAAATGTGATAACATCATCTACATTTGTAGATTGCGCTTTTTGTGTAGGTAAATATAATATTACAGATTGTGATACTAGTCAATCATTTGTAGTTACATTTAGTGGAAATGCACCATCTATTGGAAGTGTAATTAAAAGTAATACATCAGGTTTAACTAATAGGTGCTTTACAATAGATTCATTAGCAGCGGCAGGTGCAGTTGTTGATTATAGTGATATAATCGCATCAGCTACATTTGCAAATTGTAATGAATGTAATTCAAGTATTGATTACTTAATTGTAGCAGGAGGCGGTGGTGGAGGTACTACTA